CTGTATAAATAGTTAGCGTTATGCCAAAATGGGACGCTACAAATACAAACGAATCTAATAGAACTAGTAGGACTTTTAAAGACCTAGACTTAGACTTTGGTTTAAATTCAGTAACTAAGGATGTAAATAAACTTACAGACGCTGAAGCTATTAAGAGAAGTGTACGAAACTTAATTAATACTAATAATTATGAAAGACCATTTAGGCCAGAGATTGGTTCTGGTATCAGAGGTTTATTATTTGAACCTATGACAGAATTAACATCACATTTTATGCAACTTAAAATTGCAGAGATATTAAATGAATATGAACCTAGAATATCTTTAAGTGATATTAAAATAAGGTCAAATCCAGATTTAAATTCATATTCTTGTAGTATTCATTTTACAATAATAGGTTCACAAGAACCGGTAGTAGTAGACACATTTTTAGAGAGATTAAGATAATATGGCAAATGCAATTAGTAATAGACTAGATGTTTCTGAATTAGACTATGATGGTATAAGAAACAATCTAAAAACATTTTTACAAAATCAGGCAGAATTTTCAGACTATGATTTTGAAGGTTCAGGTATGTCGGTATTGTTAGACTTGTTAGCATACAATACACATTACCTATCATATAACGCTAACATGTTATCAAATGAATTATATCTTGATAGTGCAGACATTCGTAAAAATGTTGTTTCATTAGCAAGACAGTTAGGTTATACGCCTACATCAGTTACATCACCAATGGCAACAATTGATATAACTGTTAATAATGTTCCTACAACTGTTGCCTCAATTACAATGATAAAAGGAACTACATTTACAACTCAAATAAATCGAGTAACTTATAATTTTTTGACAAATGAAGATATAACGACTACACCTACTGATGGTGTTTATAAATTTTCAAATGTAAAAATCTATGAAGGCACATCTGTATCATATTCTTATACAGTAGATTCTTCAGATGTAGACCAAAAATTTATTTTATCAAGTAATTTGGCAGATACTACAACATTAAAAGTTAAAGTACAAAACTCATCAAGTGATACTACAACAAATACATATACTAAATCTCAAACACTAACAGAGTTAGATTCAACATCAAAAGTTTATTTTTTACAAGAATGTGATGATGGTAAAAATGAAGTTTATTTTGGTGATGGTGTTTTAGGCAAATCACTTACAGATGGTAACATTATAACTTTAGAATATATTGTAACGAACAAAGAAGTTAGTAATGGGTCTTCATCATTTGTTTTAGGTGGAACAGTAGGTGGATTTACAGATGTTAGTATTTCAACTGTATCTGTTGCACAAGGTGGAAGTGTTGCACAATCAAATAACTCAATTAGATTTAATGCTCCTTTACAATATCAATCACAAAATAGAGCAGTTACAGTTAAAGACTATGAAACTTTAACACAAACTTTTTATCCTAATGCAGAATCAATAAGTGCATATGGTGGAGAGGATGCTGAGACACCTGTTTATGGTACAGTATATATTGGTGTTGTTCCTAAATCAGGTTCAACTTTAACAGAGGCAACAAAACAAAATATTGTAGATAACTTAAAAAAATATAATGTTGCTTCAGTAACACCTGTAATTGTAACACCCGAAACAACATCTATACTTTTAACATCTAATGTTAAGTATGATGAAAATGCAACAACTAAAACAGGTGATACAATAAGGTCAAATGTTATAACTTCAATTACAAATTATAGCTCTACTAATTTACAAAAATTTGAAGGTCTATTTAGATATTCACAATTAGTGCAAGATATAGATGATACAGATACATCTATCTTATCAAATATAACAACTTTAAAAATTAGAAAAGATTTTACACCTACAATATCTAGTGCAATAACATATCAAGTTTATTTTAGAAATGCATTATACAATCCTCATTCAGGCCATAATACAAGTGGTGGTGGTATTTTAGAATCATCAGGATTTAAAATATCAGGTAATGATAATGAAATGTTTTTAAATGATGACGGTCAAGGAAATGTTAGAATGTATTATTTAGTAAGTGGTGTTAATACTTATGAAAATAATACACAAGGCACAATTAATTATACAACAGGACAAATTACTTTAACATCATTAAATGTTGCTTCAATATCAAATATTAGAGGTAGTGCTTCAACTGTTATAGAACTTACAGTTAAACCAAATTCAAATGATGTTATACCAGTAAGAGACCAAATATTACAAATAGATGTTGCTAATTCACAAGTAGTAGTAGAGACAGATTCTTTTGCAAGTGGTACATCAGATGGTGGAACAACTTATACAACCACATCTAGTTACTAATGGCAAAATTTAATAATAAATTATCTACAATAATAAAACATCAGGCACCTGATTTTGTTTTAGATGAACACCCTCGATTTTTAGAATTTATAAAACAATATTATACATTCATGGAATCGGCAGAAATTTCTGTAACAAGTGTTGAAACAACTGATGGTGTACTATTAGAAAGTGAAACAGATTTACATCCAAATAAATTAATATTAGACGCTTCTCATATTTCATCAGGCAATACACAAGAAGGTTCTGGTGATAAAGTATTACAAGAATCATCATCTTATGGTAAATTTGAAAAAGGTGAAACCATAACAGGTTCTACATCAGGTGCAACAGCAACTGTTCTTGTAGAAGATTTAAGTAATGATAAACTTTTTATTTCAGCACAAGATAAATTTGTAGATGGTGAAACTATTGTAGGTGCAACATCAACAGCAAGTGCAACACTAGACAATTATAGACCTAATCCTGTTCAGAATATTCAACAACTTACAAACTTCAGAGACCCAGATAAAGTTTTATCAAACTTCTTAACAAAATTTAGAAATGAATTTATGGCAACATTGCCTGAAAAATTAGATGATAATATTAATAAAAGAAATTTAATAAAAAATATTCGTTCAGTTTATCTTGCAAAAGGTACAGCAAAAGCAAATGAAGTATTTTTCAAAATGTTATTTAATGAAAACTCTGAAACAATTTATCCTAGAGAAAATATGCTTAGAGTATCAGACGGAAAGTTTGATAGTAAAAAAATATTAAGAGCAGTATCAACAGTAGGTTCTCCTACAGATTTAATTGGTAGAACTATTACAGGTGTTACATCAGAAGCTACTGCTGTTGTAGAAACAATAAACACATTTAATATAGGTGGTATAAACACAACTGAATTTATTTTAAATGAAGATACAATAACAGGAACTTTTACTGCTGATGAAACTATACAAGGCACTAAAACTGATACAGATGATATTTACATAAAATTAGTTATAACTTCTATACCTTCTGTTTTAACTATATCAAATGATGGTGCAAACTATTCAACAAGTGATACAGTTACAATTTCAAATACAGGTGGTGTTGGTGGAAATATACAAATAGGTGAAGTAGGACTAGGAAGTCTAACAGATATATTTGTAGGAAATGCTGGTAGTGGTTATGAAATAGGAGATGTTGTAAACTTTACACATGATACAGGTGGTGCTTGTTCGGCAAAAGTATCAGTAGTAAATGGTGGTATTGCACCTGAAACTGGAGATATATCAACATATGGTATGGAAACTTTTGACCATATTATCTTAGAAGACGCTACACAGTCAGATGATAATTATACAGGTGATAAATTTGTACAAGAATCTGGAACAGGTAGTAATGATGTTACAGATGTAAGAATTATAAATGCAGGTTTTGGTATGAGTACTTTACCTACAACTTCAATAACAAGTACTAGTGGTAGTGGTTGTACATTACACCCTTATGGTTCAGAAATAGGAAAAGTTATAAAATTAAAAGTAGTAGAATATGGAAAAGATTATGAAGATAGTCCAACTCCACCTACATTAACTTTACCAACTCAATTAATTGTAACAGGTGCTTCAGGCAACTTTACAGTAGGAGAAACTGTTAGTGGTTTGGGAACAGATGGTTCTACAACTGTAAGTGCAACTGTTAATGCATGGGATTCATCTAGAGGACTTATGGAGATTTCTAGTCCAACAGGTGTATTTGATACAAGAGTTACTTTAACAGGTGCAACATCAACTGAAACAGGAACAATTAGAAGGGTTGATACTGCTACAGCTTCTACAACTGTTGATACTATTGTTGATACAGATGGTGTATTCTTAAATGAAGATGGTCATGTATCAGAATCAACTATGAAAGTACAAGACAGTTTATACTATCAAGATTTTTCTTATGTAATAAAAGTAGGTCGTGCAATTGTAGATTGGAGAAAAACATTTAAAGATACAATACATCCTACAGGTTTCTATGTAACAGGTCAAGTAAATATTGAAACTCAATTAAATGCTAGACTACAAACACCTGTTGAAGGTGCTGTATCTGGTGTAGAACATATTGGACTTGCATTAATTATTAATACTCTATTCTCTACAATACTTGGTCGCAGATTAGGTACAGTAGATGACGGCACATCACTAAGAAGTAATTCACATATTGGTGTAGGTGTAGATTTAGATGATACTACAAGTGAACACTTTACAGCAAATACTAGAGATGTTACTTTAAAAAGACAATATATAATAAGACAACAATCTGTTCAACAATATGATATATCACATAGAAGTGTTACAGGTCTCAAATTTGGTTCAGGTTTAGGTCAACGATTTAGAAGTTTTAATAGACACCCATTTATGTTTAGTGGTGGTGCGATACCACAGACAGGAGCTGTAGGTAATGATTCTACTGAAAGAAAATATATTCAAGAGTTTACAATAGGAGAAATGAACACTATGTTTAGTACTATGGGTGTTCAAGGTACAAAAAATACAAGTATTGATGGAGAGGGTGTAGTTTTAGGTGATATCGAAAATGATTTTCTAAGAACTAATATAGCTTTTCCTACAGAAATTAAGATAAACTATAATTAATCTTGTATAAATAATAGTAACATTTAGAGTTTGAGGATAAAAACATGCCGGCAATTATAACGAACAAATTTAGATTACACAATACTAGTAATTTTGT